CGGGGGGTTCTGCGATGTCGGTTTCGTCCGGAGGGTTTAACCATTCATAGCGCCGTCCGTCCGCAAGCTGGGAGCCCGCCAGGATGACATAGCCGCCGTCCCCGCGAACGTCCAAATGTGGCGGCAGGGAGCCCCGAGCGTTCGTGATGGGGGCAGCTGGGTCGTATTTGAAAAGGCAATGATAGCCGCCAGTGGCGGTGCGGTTGACGGCGGTGTCCATGAGGTCAGACAGGTCGCGTCCGATGCTCTGGAGGCTCTGGAGGCCCTGCTTTCCCTTGGTCTCGTCTGTGTCGATGTCCAGCACCCACCAGCCTACGACAGCCCCGGTTGGCGCGCCGATCATGGCCTTGGGATGCTGACGCCACCAGTTGCGGATTTTGAAGGTGTCGGTGGTCGCGTCCTTGAACCCGTGTTCCGATAGAGGTCGTTTGTTGACCGGGTTGCACGGGAAAACCGGGATGCCTCGTTCGGCATAGCGGAGCGCAACCGTGATGGGTGGCGGGGTGTCTTGGGGCGAGTCGTTAAAATCAAGCATCTGCCCAGCACCTCTTGGCGAACGGGCACCACTTGCACTCGAAATAGTCGGATTTGGCGTAGGGGCGCGGCAACTGCTCGCCTGCGCGCGTGGACTCGATAATGCGGACAGCTTTATCGGTCATGCGCTGCGCCTCGCCGCTTTCAAGATCATAGATGAGGTTGAGTTGTTCGCCGCTGTCGAGGTTCGTCACCGTGAAGACGGTTTGACGGAGTTCGAGATAGGCCATGCAGGTGTGAATCTGTGACCAGTATTTTGGGCGGGCCTTCTTGAGGCCGTCCTTCTTGATCTCGCGGAAGGTCTTACTGCCGACCGCCTTGTGTTCCCACATTGCGGGATAGGACAGGCCGTCGATTGCCGGGCCACTGAGGAACACGCCGTCCGGCTCGCCAGAGAAATCTCCGCCCATCTGCACGAACCGAAACCGCTTGCCGGTCTTCTGGCTCTGCTGAACCAGCTCGAACCCGGCGTCCTGAAACCAGCACCGGGCCAGCTCCTCAATCATGTGGCCGAAGTCGAACTTGCGTAGGGTCAGCCCCTCGGGCTCCTTCTCGCGCGGCGCGCCTGCGAATTCGTATTGTAGGCGGCGCTCGCAATCGTCGCCAATGCCGGACGCGCCGACATAGGTCCGGCGCTCCTGCTTGGACCGCTTGTCCGCCAGGGACGCCAGCAACACCTTGTCGAAGGCGTCTGACGTGGCCTCTTGTTTCGTCTGTCTGTTGTTGAAGTCGATCATTTTGGTCGCTGATCTTTCGTTTGGAAAAAAGCCCCCGGTCTGGGGTGAGCCGGGGGCCTATAAGGTCAGAAGGGAAGATCGTCGTCTAGGAGCGCGCCCGTCTCGCGACCCGCTTGGAACCCGACCGCCAGGACATCGACAATCTGTTCCTTGGTCAGTTGAAACATTGGCACGTCGGGCGGCAAATGCTCCAGCGCCGTGGCGATGTCGGGCAGCGCCGCCTCTAGCGAACCGCGAAGATGCGAGTCGCCAAGGCCGTAAGCGATCTGCCCAGACAGCACACGCGGATAGGACAGCTTTACCCGCTCAATGATCCAGGCCGAGATGACGGAATAGACAATCGGGCGAAGCGGCTGGGTGACGCCGGGCAAGAGCCCGGCCAAGACGAGAACCGCGCGATCTAGCGCGGCCTCCTCTTCGGCGTCGATGCGGGCAGGCTCAAAGCCCACCCGCCTTGTCGAGCGCCGCTTTGTCCCTACTGTGCCCACGACGGCTTGCCAGCGGAAGGCTTGGCGGCTCCGGTCGCCGTAGCGACCTTAACGGCGGCCTTAGCGGGAGCCGAAACCCCAGCCGAAGCGTATTCTTCGCGGTCGGGCGTGATGATGGAACGGATGATGTTCTTGTCGGGCCACCGCTCGCTGTTCGGGCCAGCGGTTTTGTCCTTGAGGTTTCCTTTTTCTTCGCCAATCTCGATGGGGAAGGTCAGGCCGTTGAGGTCCGCATAGCCTGCGATCTTGCGAGCTTCGATAGCGGCAGGCGAAGTGTCGGACGGGTCGATGTTGCGAGCCGCCTCCAGCATGGCGCGAAGCGCGGACTTGCTGATGTTCTTCGCCTTCTCGTGGCCTTCGGTGACGCCGTCCACGACGTAGAGATTCAAGATTTTGCGGCGGTCGAACTCGCCGCCTTGGATCGTGAACTCGAAGTCGAGCATGGACGCGCCGCTGTCGGAGTTGCGCAGGATGCCTTCGGTGCCGCCACCACCAGGGCGAAGCGACGCGGTGACGATGGCAATCGTTCCTTCGGGAATGAGCGAGCCGCTAAAGCCGCTGCGCTGGCCTTCGGCGTCGTTGAAATCGAACATGGTCATTGGTCTTCCTTGTCGGCCGGGGTTGGCAGGTCAGTCTTGATGTCAGAACGACTGCGAGACTGATCGCTGGCCTTGGAGATCAGTTTTCCGAGGTGCGGTTCTTCGATGGGGTCGAGACGACCCGACCGATCCTTTGCGGGGACCGCGTATTCGTTGTCCTTGTTCGTGACGAATGCGCGCGTCTGCACGCCGTCGCCGAAGTCCAATAGGACGTAGGAGATGACTTCGTCCACGATGCCGGGGAGCTCGCGCCCGGTCTTGGACCCCTCAATGTGCGGTTCCCAGACCATGCGTCCATAGTCGTCCTTCGACTGTTCCATGGCACAAGTCATGATGACGTTCTTGCCGCGCGTGTGCTGTAGCTGGGTGATGAAACCGAGCATCTCGCGGCCAAGCAGACCGTAAGCGCCGCGAAGGTCGGGCTTGCCCTGGTTGTTGAAGGCGTCGGGCTGCTGCTGCGCCCATTGCAGGCAGAGCCGTGACAATTTCGTAATGGAATCCACGAACACCGTGTCGTATTTGTCCATCATGGTGGGGTCGAATTCTGCCGACACGGCGGCGTAGTGCGCGACGCTATAGGGCGCATGGTCCGGAAGCGCGGGATTGGGTCCGCCGATGAAAGCGGCGAGGTCGCGACAGTCCGGCCAAGTGAGCGGACGGATCGTATCGGACGGCACGTCCTGCACCGCCAGATCGCCCGCCTCGCCGTCCACGAACAAGACGCGCTCTGCATCCAATGTCCGGAGAAGGCTCGTCTTGCCGATGCCATACGGGCCAAGCACCAAGGCCTTGACCCCAGACTTTTCGGACGCGCGCTCGTCGGCGCTGATAATACGGAGGGCCACTGTTTATCCCCTGATCCGGATTGAGGTGTTGCCAGCCGAAACGGTGCGGGCCGCGTCGAACTGCTTTTACATTGAGACAGGGAGGGCGGTGTATCGCTTTTCGGGAACCGACAGCTCTGCGTCGATCCAGTCAGAAGGTGAATCACCAGCCTCTCGGATGCGGTCAGCAATTGCGCACAACTCTTTTTGGTCCCAAGCCACTTTCTTCGGGCGTGTCACCTCAATCGACATTTCGCCTTCGTTCAGTGTGATGGTTCCGGTGTCGCGTTTCGCTTCGGCGTAAGCCATGCGAATCTTGTCTTTGAACCGCTCTTCCACTTCAGCTTGGATTGCACGACTGACTTTGGTCGCAGCGGCCGAAAGCTCCTTGGCGTCTTCTAGGAGAATGCCAAGAGTTTCGAGGCCTAGCTCTGGCAAAGCAGAGCCGTCATCGATTAAGTCCATAACGGACGGGATATTCTGGAGGGTCATTGGTCGCTTCCCTTTGATGTAGTGGTCTGTTTTCTTTCCAGGGGAGGGTGTGCGGAGGCCGGAAAGGAAGCGACCAAACTTCACCGTGCGCTTACGCAACACGGGGGCCTCCGCACTTGTCTGATTAGGTGTGCATGGTGGTCGCCTCTTGCACCTATTGAGCGGCCAGCTTAGGCGCTTCTACGTTTTGGTGCAAGCGCTTAGACCCCTTGGGCCTGTTGCGACCTTTTGCGATCATGTCCGCCACGTTCTCTTGATGCGTGCCTTCCCAAACGTGCGCTGGGTTCACACAAGCTGGGGTGTCGCACTTGTGGCAAAGAACAACGCCATCAATGTCGTCATTGACCATCAGGCGATACACCATTCGATGCGCCAATATGGTTCCCTGTCTAACGCCTCGCTGAAAGATGCCGTAGCCGCCGTGATTAATGCCAGCAGTCCAAAGCCAGCATCCAGACATCGGGCACATTTCGACCTTTTCCATTAGTCGATCCAGCAAGTCTTTTCGGGTGTAAATGCGGTCTGGGTTCTGTCGCGTTCCCATCAAAATGCCTCCTCTTCCCATCCGCCGCCGTGTTTCTTTGC